TAACCGGCCTTCTATTTGAGAAGGAAACTGAGTCCGTTTCTGATAAAATCCTCTCGCTCTTTGAAAAAACTAGAGTAGCATATCTATCTGCTAAAAGCGACCCTAAGAACTACGGTTCTAGGTGGAGAAAAATAGTAGAGGATATTAGAAACGAATACGATAACTTAGATTATTTGGCAGGGCAACTAAAAGAATATCTAGCAGAGGACATCATAAATAGAAAGGATGCAATGAATCCGGAATCGCCCACTGCTGGTAAAGTCTACAATGCAATCAAAATGCTTCGGTTTGAATCCGAAGAAGTCCAAGACCCATTCGCTAAAAGATTCAAGGGCAATGTCCTAGAAGCATTAATGGAAGATAGCGGAGTTATGATTAAGTTTATTCACTATGCTCTAAGGTCTGATGATGAGATACTATCAGATGAATTGTATGATATTAAAGACATAGACCCCGATGATATTACAGTTGGATTAAAAGGATTAGATTTACACCCCGAAGATATTCCTTTGTATATTACTGAACATTATGGTGACGGTAAAGATTCTAAAAAAATAGATACTAAGTTCAAGAATGGACTTTCACTATTAAAATTATTTTTCCTATCTAAACACAGTGAAAAGGAATGGAATAAATTATTGGGAATAGAAATAAAGAAGGCAGAAAAATCCCAAGAGGAAAAAGCCATCGTAGATTTCATTGTTCCAAATAAACCAATGTATAGAATATTTGAGTTAGAAGATATTAACGAATTACAGGGCTTTAGCGGCGAATGGGTAGTTCAAGAAAAATACGATGGTATGAGAATACAGATTCATAAGATAGATGGTAAAGTTACTATCTATTCTTATAATGAAAAGGATATTACAGAGAGATGTAAAGACCAAGTTGAAGTAATGAAAAGAAAGCACTTTGGCGATTGTATTTTAGATGCAGAGTTAATTCTATTTGATGGAGAAGAAGCCTTACATCGTGCAGATACTATTTCCCATGTATTCAAAGGACAGTATAAAGATGCACAATTGAAAGCGCATGTGTTTGATATTATGCGACACGAAGAAAGAAATCTAACTTCAGAAGAACTTAGTGAGAGAATAAATACTTTATTTACAAATTATTCTATGCACTCTGATGATAATTTACAATTCCCTTCTAAAAAAGATACTAGAATTGCAGATAACATGAAGGACATTAAAGAATACAGCGAAGCGATTATGGAAATGCCAACTGCTGAAGGTGTAGTAATAAAAGACATAACTTCAACTTATTTCATAGGAACCAAAAAGAATCCTAAATGGATTAAGTGGAAGAAGTTTGTAGACTTAGATTTAATTGTTTTAGATAAGAAGAAAACTAAATCCAATATGTTTTCCTATACTTTAGGTGCTGGCCCCGCAGAAGGTGAAGGAAAGCACATTGTAGAAATGGACGGCGTAAAATACATGAATGTCGGAAAGGCAAACAATACTAAGTTAGTAGTAGATGTAGGAAAAATCCTTAGAGTCAAGGTTGATGAAGTTAAGTCAAATGGTGATAAGTTCACAATATACGGTTCTACTGCAATAGAGATACCCGAAGTAGAATCTCCGGAGAAAATAATTACTTTGGAAATGTTATCTAAAGAAACTAAATCTAGCCTAAAATACAAGACTAAGGCTTTAGAAAAAGGAATACTGATTACGGATTATATTCATGGTGAAGCGATTCTAAAGTCTATGGATGGCTTTGCTCTATATGAGTTTGAAAAGGATAACTTGATGTCTAAGCATGCCATGATGAATCTAGATTCTTGGAAGGCTGATGCAGAAGGGATAATGAAAACTAAGCAGAGCGAATTAACGGTTGCTGTTTATCAGAGACTAAAGGAAAGAGGCTCTATGAATATCAAAGACCTTCATAATTATTTAGTTAAGGACTACGGTAGACTATATGATAGTGTACTAGAAAGCAAAATGGATAAACTAAAAGATTGGTTTGATAGTAGAGATGGAATTACTTTTGACTCTGCGAGTAAAAAATTTACTGCTGATTCTGATAAAATAATGATGTCGGAAGAAGAATACAAAACTCCTTCTGAATTTAGAACAGGCCAATTCAAAGTATATTCTAGAAAAGATAATGATTTAACCTTAGCAATTAAACTTACAGATGTCACTATGTTTTGGACTATTGACATGACTTCGGATGATGATATATTCTCTCTATTTGGTAAAGCGGGAAAATACCCTGCTCAAGTTGCCACCAATACTTCACCCGAATCTAAACTATTAGATGAAGGAGAGATTACCTTGGGAGTACAAAGGGCTGGCTACCATGAATATTTCCTAAACGGAAACAAGTTTGAAACTAAAATGCACTTTAGAGTAATACCTGTAGATGGAAAAGATATGTGGTTAGCATGGACGGGCTACAAACAGGAACCTGCCGATACCGAGGGGGATGATGGCCTTTGGAATATTAATGAAGATAAATATAAGAAATTGCTAATAAATCCGGAATAAATCATAAAGTATTAAATACCTAACTAAAAAGCGAAAGGTGAGGAAAATGGAAACTGCTATCTTAGCGACACAAGAAAACGACTTCCAAATACTCAAAGCACAAGACGATTTAATGATTGGGGGATATGCAAGCATAGAAATCGTCGATAAGCAAAATGATTTAATCACACTCAAAGCATTACAAGAAGCCGTAGAGAATTATATGGAGAACCCGAAATTTAGAAATGTAATGACAAACCATTCAAATGTTCAAGTCGGGGAAGTAGTAAAAGAATATAGAGATAAAAATGGAAAACTATGGAAAACAGAAGTAGATGATGTAGGATTTTTTGTAGTAATAAAATTAAGAGATGACATCGAAAAAGCAAAAGAAATAAACAGAGGAATTCGCAAAGGAACATTAAGGTCTTTTAGCATAGGGGGACAGGCACTTCGGAAAGTTAAGAAGCAAAATTCGGAATTAGGCGAATATAGCGAAATTAGCAAACTAGAATTACACGAAGTAACCATATGCGAAAAGGGAATAAATCCTGAAGCGAAATTCGATATTTTGAAACAAGAAAATGAGGGAAATAAAATGACCGACAAACTAGAAAAAGCACTAGAGGAACTTGACACTCTGTTAGCAGAAGTCAATACTCTACGAAAAGAAGAAGAACTGATGGAAGAGAAGCCGGAAGAAGCACCGAGCATGGAAATGCTAGACGAAGAGGTAGACACTATGAATGAATACCAAGACACTAAGAACGCAGGATATGTTCCAACAGTGGACGGTGCCGGTGTAGAAATTGGAGACAATCCTAGCCGTGTAATTATCGAAAACGGAAATCCAAAACATCAGCCGCAAGAAGTGGTTAAGTCCTTTAATAATGGAGAAATCTCTTCTCTAAACCTATCTCCGGATAACATTGAGAAGGCTTATGCTGAATACAAGGCAGAGCAACTAGAAAAGATGGCTCTAGGAAGCCTAGAGAAAACTTTTGAAAGTAGATTTAAGAACGAAGTTTCACACAGAGAAAGTGTTATTTCCAAGGCTAACTATGATGCAAAGGGCGAAGTTAGCGCACTAAAAGAAGAATTGGCTGAATTGAGAAAGTCTTTTTCTTCAGAAACATCTGAAATTCTCAAATCCAAAACTACACCATCCGTTACAATTCCGTCAATGGATGATGTTGCTAACATGAGTTGGGCCGACTTAAACAGGCTTGCTGGAAATTGAGGGGGAATAAAAAATGACAGGGTACATTAACACAATTAGAGATTTAGAAGCAGAAACATACGGATATGGTGGCGCATTTGGCGGCAACGATATTCTAAAGCAAGCAGGTGTAGTTCAAGGATTACACACTGCTCACGATATAGCAGACGCAGGGGCTTCCGGAGTTACCGGAATTTCCACAACAACCGGACTTTACAATGTTCTTTACGGGCAGAAAGTTTGGTCTATGCTAAACCGTGAAGTAAATGCACTTTCAATGATTTCAAAGAGGCCATATACTTCTTCCGGATGGAGAGTTCTAAAGAGCCGACCTTTCGGTGGTTCCGGAAACACACTTGCTGAAGCACTTGTAAATGATTCCGATACAGCAAACTCCGGCATTGGTGCAGATGCACCTTCTGCTGATTTGATTGGTGGTGTTTCAGAAAACGCTGGACTTTCTACTGCGGCAGACGGTCTAGGTTCTATGGCACCAACATATGCTCAACTATTTATGAGTCCAAAAACAGTTGCACATCAATTCGACTTCTCCGAGTTGGCTATGGAAATGGCAAAGATTGATGATGGAATTGGTGACATCAGAGCGCAAATGCGTGAAGATATGGGAATTGCTCATGCAGAAGCACAGAATATGATGCTTCTTATGCCTCTAGAACATTATGGTGAATCAACAAACCAATCTACAGGCCGTCTAGAAAACATCGAGAGAAACTACACTTCTCTAAATAAGATTGTTACAAGCCGTGCAGAACTTTTGGCTATTGATGGTGGAGTTATCGCAACCGATACCGCAAGTGCATCAAACAACTTGGGTAAGATTTACGGAGATGAAAGGCACACTGCGGCTTCTTTCCTAGATTCTGAAGTAGACTTTGGAAGTGGATATGCTAGTGGAGATGTTCGTTCTCTAACTCTAACTCTACTTAACAACATGATTCGCAACTTGCGAATTGCTGGCGGTTCTCCAAAGGTAATTCTAACAGGATATGATACTATTCAAGCGGTTGCTGATTTGCTACAAAGCCAAGAAAGATTCATGGATAGAAAGGAAATCGTTCCTACTGTAAATGGTGTTCGTGGAGTTAAGGGAGCAGAAGTTGGATTTAGAGTTGCAACATACTACGACATTCCGCTAATTCCTTGTAAGGATATGGCTTCCACAGGAAACGCATCTAGCAAACTAAGCGATTTACTTTTCCTTGACACAGACCATCTATGGTTGGCAGTTATGAAACCTACACAATACTTTGAAGATGGTATTTCCAATGGAAACCCATTCGGTGTCGGTCGCCTAGGAAACCAAGCACTTTACCGCACAATCGGTGAAATGGGCTGTTCCTTCTTCAAGGGTCAAGGTAAGATTACCAACATTCAATGAGGTGTTTTAATTGGCGACAGTTACAATTTTAGCAGACCATAAAGGGTATGCTAGGCCGAGAGTTTCGGGTGACGAATATTTCGTTGATGCAACAATCGACCTTAACCCGCATCTAGCGGCTGGCGTTGAAATAACTGCAAGTTCACTAGGACTTTCGACTATCAATGCGGTACACATTACAGGAGTAGAAAAGTTTGATACCTTTCTCCCCAAAGTATTGTTAAATGCGGCTGATGGTTCTTATGAATCTTCTTCGTCATTCAAGATGGTAGCAACAGATTTAGATGGTTCAAACGCCACTGCTTCTGATACTGACGATATTGGAATGGTGCGAATTAGAGTCTACGGAAATCTTTGAGGTGAATTAGTTGGCTAAGATTATTCTTAGTGAATCTTCTGTAATGGGAAGGTTGAGAGTTGGGCGAGAGGAAATTACAAGAGAAAATTCTTGTGAAATCTCCGCACTAAAAGGTCTACTAAAAATGGACGACCCCAACCTTCTCATTACATTTGAAGAATCCGATGAAGAGGAATTGCTAGGTCTTAGTGATAAGATTCTAGAAATGTCTACAAGAATTCTAAACCTACCTTCTACACCAAAAGGTTCTGATTTAGTCGCTCTACTTTTACCTAAGAAAACAGTAGCCTCCAAAGCAAAGACCACTGCTAAAAAGGCCGCTAAGAAGGTAAAGGAAGTAGTAGTTCCCGAAAAAACTGAAGATATTGTAGAATCTGAAGATTCTGAATGACAATATTCAAGTAATATCGGCACTACGCTTAATACGGAGAGATAAAAATGGACACCTGTAGGTCTAGTGGAGTTTTGGTGGCAAGTGATGTGATTGCGGCGCATCAATGTAGATTAAAGAGCATACATTTCAGCGTTTTTGCTGGTGGCCCCGATGTTATTACCATCAAGGTTTGGGATTCTAAAGATTCTACTTTGACTAATAATACAGAGTTGGCTAGGTTTGTTGTCAAAGCGTCACAAGCGGTAAGCAATATAGAATACGACATGCACGGAGTTTTGGCTAGAGAAGGACTTTATTTGCAAATTGCAAATAGTGCAGGTAGCCCTAATGCCGATACCCTACACTCCGTTTCCGTAGAATTTAATTGAGGTGATAAAATGCCAGCATTAGAACACGATACAAGATTAGTTATGACTATCCTATTTGTAGGGACAGTTAGCGGGGCGAATGTTTTTTTCTATGCAACATACGGAACTAATTTCCCATATACTACTTTGGCACACGCCGCATTGTTTGGGTTAATTACAGTGGGAAGCATTATGATTCTAAAGGCAGTATTCGATTTGGCTTTGAATGATAAGATAGAACTTTACCTACTAGATAGAAGGATTAATCATTTTTGGAATCAGAAGAGAAAGGAAGAGGAACAAAAAGGAAAAATCCGTGAAACTATGAAAACTCATTCTAGTACATATAATGTCCCTACCCCGCAGTTAGTTTCTTCATTAGAAACTGAAGGTGTTGGGAATGAATTTTTAGCAGCAATCGAGAGATGAGGTGAAGCCTCATGTTCACGGGCTTCGATGAAAGCGCAATGGCGTATGATTTACAAAGAGCGCATTCTGCTGATATTTGGTTTCTAAAATTTAGAGCGTATTTTTGGGGCAGTTGTGCGGCCCTATCCGGTTTTTTAATCGGAAATATCCTAGGGGTTTTTGATGTGAATATTTTAGGATGGCTTTTAGAAACTGCTAGTGATGCTTGGAATCATACATTTGGGTGATTGAATGTGTCGGTACTCGCAGGTTTCGCAATTGTAATTACAGAAGCATTAGTTTCCTTTTACAAAAAAATACACGCAATTAATTTTGGAGTTTATGGGGCGACTATGGTTGGGAAAACTACACTCAATCATCAGTTAAGAACTAGAGGGGAAGTTCCGGAAATTAAACAGAGAACTGTAGGATTACACAGGGCTTCTAGAAAAACAATAAAAGTTGAAGGAGAAACCCATACTGTAAAATCAGCAGATGTTGGCGGAGAATCTTTTTATTGGAAAGAATGGATTGCCGACATGAGAAGAAGAAAGGTGAATTACATTATTTTTATGATAGACCATAGACACTTGGATAGTTCAGCAAATCTAGACCATCAACTTGCTTGGAAGTTTTTAGTAGATGCAATTTGTGCTAGTACATGGCCCGATGGAAAAAGAAAAAAAGAGGCAGACTATCCTATGGGTATCGGGATTTGGGCTAACAAATACGATATATGGTCTAAGAAATATCCGCAGGAAGGAGAGATACAAAACCATCCAATCTTTGAACCTTTCAAATACGGAATGCAGAAATTAAACGATAAGGGCATCCCAACATTCAAATATATCGTGTCGGCTAAATCTCAACCGGAAATGGTCTACAAGGGCGTACTTACGATGATAAAGGATTATTGATTAATATGTTTCAACAACCAAACTTAATAGGACAAATGAATACAACAGCACCGTCGGCATTTTTGCCGCCAATAGAAAGAGCGAGAGCAAGTGGGCCGGTGGAAGAATACAAGTGCATGAACATAAAACCAAAGAAACAATTGAAAGAATTGACTAAGGTTTTAGCACCGGAAAAGAAATCTTTTTTGAAAGTCAAATATGGATTGAAGTTTAATTTGAAAGACCGTTGCGTAGTATGTGGAATGCACCATGTTTGGGAAAGTGGAGATTACATGAGGCCACCAATTCCTCTAACTAGCGTTACAAAAGGTAGGCCAATGAAAGGAACTTATTGTCCTAAACACGCAGGTATTCATAGACAAATGGAAATGCTTCAACAGCAGATTTTAGCAGAACAACATGGCTTGGAGTTCAAAGCCTTCATTCCTAAAATGCCTAAATTAATGAAGAAGGGGCCATTAACTACACTAACTAAAGAAGATGTAGCAAGTTTAGTTAATGCCGGATGGCTTATTAAACCACCCGTATTAGGAGATACTAAGACGGCTACTGAAGAAGCGATTAGCGTTGTCGGAGAAATTAATATTTTGACAGATAGGCTAAACCATCTAATGATTAAACAAGGGGCTACAGCAGAAAACGAGGAATAGATATGTTCGGGACTAGTAATAAAACTGTATTGGGTGCAGTTCAACAGCAGAGCGACCAACAATTCAAGAATGTAAATAATTTACTTTCGTTGCAAGACAACCATGTGGAAGAGTTTTTCCAATACCACGGAGATAAGTTCTTGAGAAGCATGGAGAAACTTATGGAAGATGTTACAGAAAGAGTAGTTAGCCAAATGCTAGCAAAACTTCAGTTTATTCAAGATGATACTACTAAAACTATTAGAGTTCATCCCGATGCTTTGAGAGATTACGAAAAGATTACTCAAGAGAATATTGAGTTAGATATTATAAATCTATTAAATTCTGCTATTGATGCAGAAGTCATTAACCAAAGGAAGATGGCTAAATCTCAATTCTTGGAATCTCAAGGGTTCGGAGCAGGACAAGTTTCTGCAACTGCGGCTATTGCAGGAGTTACAGGAAACATGCAACAATACCAACAAGTGCAAGGTGCTGTAAATAATGGAAGCGGCTACCCCGTTCCCCCTAACGGACAGGATATGTACGGGCGTCCTTATTGGTTAGATGCAAACGGGCAAATGTCATATGAGCCACCGAAAGCAGGTTTAGGATTAGGAAATGCTATCCAAAAGGGTGCGGCTTGGGCTAAATGGTTAATGTGAGTAGATTGAAATGCCAACAAAAGTCATTGATAGTGAAGGTAAGCCTAGAAATTGGCCCACCGACTTTACTTCAGAAATAAAAAATACTATTGCTGACTCAAAAGAAGAAAAATTTGATTTTGGAAATAATTCTATTGCGGCTTTAGCGTCTCGCTCTGCCAAAAGTACACTTATCGAGTTTGACAATGATGCCTTTGTAGAAGAAGGAAAAATATATTTGGAGAAAATAGAGAATGATAAGATTTTAGATTTGGCAAAAATGCAAAACTCTTCTCCACAAATTTACAATAGATTAGAAAGAAGTAGAATATTTGACGATGTAAAGGATTATACTTTACTAGATATGCAAGATTCTGCGAAGAGGCAGAAAATTGTCGGGTATAGTTTGTATGGAAAAACTCTTCCGGAGGATTATGAGTTTGAATTGGGAGAACTTTCAGGAGAGGAAATAGAGGCTGGAAAAACTGCTGATGATAAATTAGAAGAAGCAATTGATGATTACTACTCTCAATTCAAAGATGTTCCACAAAGAGGGGAATATGGTTCAGATGTTCCTTCTTTGCCCCTACACGCTATGAGTAATCCAAAGGAAAAGGGTATTAGAAGCGTAATTAAAATTGTTAGTAAAGCGGATAATAGCGGAATAGAAATAACTAGTAGAAATAGAACGGGTGATAAAAGTTCAGATTTTTTTGTATTTGAATACAATAACAAAGACGATAAAGAAAGACATCTGAAAAGATTATACCCAAATGTTTCGTTCCGTTCTTCTGCGAGAGAAATACCAAAAGGAGAGCAAAGAGTAGAATTAGTTAAGGGACAGTTTGAATTAACAGGCAACCCTATTTTAGAAGGAATATTTCTTCCTAAGTACGATGGAGGAAAAAAGGGCGGAATGATGGAAGGTGGAAAGAAACTAAAAGAATCTCTCAAAGAAATGTTCCTAAAAAGATTTGAAGATGTCAAAAAGAAATTAGCCGAGTATGATAAGGCAGACCCTCTCACTGTAGAAAAGCATAGAGTATTTTTTACAGGTACTCTAAAGTCCATATCTCTAACAGATAAAAAGAAAACTTTCAATTTCTCTATCAAGGTACAATCAATTAAAATGGGAGAATTCGATGTAAGCCCATTTTCTAGACCAACTTATCAGAGAAAGAAGTTTAGAGGAAAGTCTGATGTTAGGTCTGAAATAGTAGAAGAAAGGAATCTTAGTCCGGCTGAAAAGGAATCTCTAATCAAAGTTCTAAAGATGTATGCGAAGATGATGGCTGTTTCAGAAACAGGGGCAGAAACCGATGAAACCTTCTTGGAAGAAACACAAGGGGAAACGCTTGAAGAAAAGAAAAAGAAGGCCGAAGAAGTGCTTGAAGGAAAGTTAGAACTAGAAGGTTTAGAAGGTCTATCCATTGAAGATGTAAAGGAAATATACGATTCTATTGAAAGTAGATATTCTCAAATAATGGAAGATGAAACTTATCGCACTACCGGAACTGAATACGGATATAACGAAAGACTCTCCGATATTATCGAAAGTATTCTTGATAACTATTACCAAGTTAAAGACGATATAGAGAGAGGTGGTTAAGATGCCAACCGTATTTTCCCCTAGCGACTACACGACAATTAACCCCGATTATTCTACAGGATTTGGATTTTACACAGATAAGAACGCCATCTCCGACTTGTTACAAATTCCTGCATTTTCTGCTAGCACTAATCCAACTCAAGCACAAGTTGGCTCTATCATAAAAAGAGTAGAGGGAATGATTGATGATAAAGTGAAAAGGTCTTATCGTCCTATTAGGCACGAACATGAAATCTATAGTTTTAATTTTAGTAGAAATCCTGCTGATTCTTACTATGGAGGATATGTCGGATTTGTCCAACTACAACATATGAAAGTTAGAAAGATTGTGAGTCTACAAGTTTGGCAAGGTAATTCATACAAAGAATTGGCTTCTGCTCAAGCAAGTATTGAGATTTTAGACCATACCAAACTCAATACAATTACTCTAACTCTCCCCGATGGCTCTACAACCTTTACTCTAACTGCTAGTAATAATGTAGGTTCTTCTTTATCTGATTCTAACTTCAATAAAAAATTCGGAAACAAAACTACTGCTAGAGAAATAGTTGCTCTGATAAACGAACAGTTTCCTGCCAAGACTTTCTCCTTTACAGGGGCAGATAATAAAAAGAGTTTAACTGAAGATGGTGCTACCAACTTTAATGTTTCAGATTTTTTCTATGCTAGTACAGACCCAGAAAGCGGAACTAAAATTAATATTTCATCCTTGTTAGAAGGGGAAGATGGTTCGGATTGTACTATTGCCGCTACAGTAAGTAGTGGTACGGTAGCAGATGCAATATCAATTGTAGACTTTACAGACAAGCAAGACATGAGAAGATTGGGTAGTTTTTGGAAGATTGGAAACGAAGGAAGATTATTCTTCTTGAAAGATTATCCTTATCATACAGAAAACTCTGTAATCGTTTCATACATTGCCGGAGATTCTAGAGTTCCTTCTGCAATACACGAAGCCGCTACAAAATTAGCCGCCGCAGAAATATTACGGCATGACGACCAAACTATTCTAATTGCTGAAACGGGTGCAAACATTACCACTAAGGAAAAATATGACATCTTGAAGAAAGAGGCTATGGACATAATTGATGGTAAAAAGGATATTGTGTATATTATTGAGTGATTATTATGTGGAAAGATATATTAAAAGGGTTAGGCTCATCTCAGAATAATACACAGTTTATTGATTTTGTTCAAAAAGTAGTCATACCTAAAATAAAAGAAGTTCATCCTAATGAAGTAATGGTTAGATTTGATAAATCCAATGATAGTCGGCCTAATGTTGTGGTCGCCCCTTTGGGAACTGCTCAAGATTTTATTAATGAAATAAACAAACATACGACAGGATATGAAACTAAACAAACTTCAAATGATACTGTTTGGATAAAAGCAGATAGCGAACTTGCATATTATTTGGAGAATTGATAATGTTTGGCAATATTTCGCAAATGTTTGAAAAATATCTAGAAATAGAAAAAGAAAGGAATTTACAAATGCTTGAAGTTTCTAGATTATTAGGAGTAGACTTTACTTTTTCAGAAGAAGAGATGATTAAAAACGCCGAGCAACAACTTTCACAATACATGGAAACTAAAATTAGAGAAAAATTAGAAAAGACACTTGAGGGAGTATAATGGATGAAGTTAGTTTATTAATTGACCTTTTGGATAGCAATTGGTCTGGTTCTGCCACTACTTTACAAAGTGCAGGAACTATTACTTCAGACCACATCGGCAAACCTAATATTATTGACATTAGAACTCTAGAAGCAAATAGAGGAAGTAGATACGATTTATCGTTAAAAGATTTAATTGTAGTTTTTGAAGATAGTCAAAATATAGAATATCCTACAGTTCATTTTGACATTAGAAATGAAACTCATTCTTTCACAGTACATATTCGGCATGTTCAAGATGAAAGAGCAGGAACCGATAGTAATTTTGGCAAAGATAGGCTAAGGGCTTTATACTTGATTACTCGTCATGTGCTTGAGGGGAAGCGAACAGGTTACACTGCATCGGACGGTTCTAAGTTTAATCAAATATTTGTTGGGTCTAGAAGCGAATCTAATGACAGGAAAAAAAGAATTTATGGCTACAAGATTACTGTAGAAACAAAGAGATTCGCCCTCTCAGTCCCATAGTAAGTAAGTAAGGGAGAGGAAGAACATGACAAACACAGACATATTTTTAGGAAGCGGCGCAAGTTTAACATTCGTACCCGAAGTTCCGCTATACATTAAATTACATGCAGATACCGCAGGTGCAAATAAAACACAGGCTAGATTGCATGGTGATTTATCTACCAAGATTTTACTAGTCAATGACCTGTATATTGGTTGCCAAATGGATTTTTATGATAATGGCACTTATCTTTCTACTCATACTATTACAGGAAATACGGCAGAAATAATTACCTTTACTCCCGAAGTACCCACTACTATTGTAATAGCAGATGATTATTTTATCATTAGAGCATATGGTGCGCCATGTGTCGGCCCAAAATCCGGAACTACCGCTAGACTAAATGCTGATAATTGGCTTGGTCTTTTGGAAAGTGCAGAGTTCCCGAATGTAGAAGTTGAAGTTAAGCAAATGAATCTTTCATTGGGTGGCTCAAGAAATATGACTTATCAATACAAAGGAATAGAAACTGCTAGTGGAGGAAATCTAAATGTGGTTGCTAATCACGGTGCTTGGCTTTACTATGCTCTAGGAAAATGTACTTCTATTACTGCTAGTTTAGTAGAAGATGCCCCCCCTAATGACTTCGCAGGAAATACTGCGGGAGGATTTTACATTGATGCTGGAAATGCAGGTGCCGCATTCGACCATGTTATTGATGAAATGGTGAGTACAGGGCCGTTATTTTACAAATGTGCTTCGGCTACAACTAACGGTTCAACTAAAACTCTACTACCCCCTGTTTTGAAAGGTTCTGATGTTAATACTGATATGGAATTGCTACGCTCTCCCATTATCAGTTCCGGAAGCATAGACCACGAAATAATCTATACTTTCCAAGAAGCAGACGGAGAAGATTTGCCTTCATTTACTTTAGAGCAAACATTGAGTAAATTGCCATCTTCTAACACATATGTTACTAACGGAACCGGCTCTGCAAATCAATTAGAAGATTTGAACTTTGTGAGGCTTGCTAGAGGAAACAGGGTGAACACTTTCACTATGACGGCTAATGAAAATGAAGAAGTAAAAATGACTATGGATTTATCTACAAGGACTGTCAATAAATTAAATCAAGACGAAAGTTATGAAGCAAGGGGCGGTGAACCAACTAACACTTCCTTAGTAAATTATGATTCTGCCGAAGAACTAAGAGAGCCATTCTTTTTCTCAAGAGGTTCTTTTAGTATATTCGGACAGCAATTCCTAAAGGTCACGAATATGACTTTGACAATAAATAACAATCTACAGGAAAAGAGATTTATTGGGGTTGGAAATACTTCTATTCAAGATGCTATTCCATCCAATAGAATGTACGAATTGTCTTTTACTGCTTTAGTTACAGATGATTTATTATTCCAAGAATTGTTTAATCGAAACGAAAACACCGGAACTGATGTAGTAACAAGCGGAACTAATTTCGCTACTGAAGGTCAGATTGATTTACAGTTCGATAAATCGGACGGAGAAGAAATTAATATCTCCTTCAAGAATTATTTCCTAGAAAGTGCTAACTTTACAATACCGGATGATAAAGGGCCAATTACTGTTGAAGCAATGGTAAAACCTAGAGATTTAGATGCCTGTACTGTTAAGACCCATTGGGTTCTACAGGGGTGATTTCCTTGGATAAGTTTGAGAAAAGAAAGCAGTATGCTGAAAAACTCAAGGCCCCTAAGAAGAGAGGCCGACCAAAAAAAGAAGAGGTAGTTAAAGAAGAAACTACTGAATAATTTTCCACCAACTGTTTGTTTGTTTGTTGGTAGAGGTGGAAGAAAATGCTGAATAAGAAAATAGTAAGTAACAAGAGCGTAATGTTTGCGCTCACAGAAGCAAAGTGTCATTGGATTCAAGTGGCACCGGATAGCGAGGAATACCTAAAAATTTGG